GGAGCGCACCGTAAGTGAGCTGGAAGAAGAGCTTGCTGAGATTGAAGCGGCACAGGAAACGCCGGCGCCGGAGACTCCGGCAGAACCGGAAGAAAGAGAGGAGAAGAAACCTATGGAGAACAGAACTAAGTTTTTCGGAATGTCTATGCAGGAGCGCGATGCCTTCATCGCCCGTGAGGATGTCCAGGGGTTCCTGGCTGAGGTCAGAACCGCTATGAGCGAGAAGAGAGCAATCACCAACGCTGGTCTGCTCATTCCGACGGTTATCCTCGGACTGCTCCGCGAAAATATTATTGAGTATTCCAAGCTGTACAAGCACGTCAACGTCCGCAGAGTTCCGGGCGAAGGCCGCATGATCATCGAGGGCGCCATTCCGGAGGCGGTATGGACTGAGATGTGTGCAAACCTCAACGAGCTCGACCTGGCATTCTCCCAGGTAGAGGTTGACGGCTACAAGGTAGGCGGATACTTCCGGATCTGCAACGCTACCCTTGAGGATTCCGACATCGACCTGGCTGCTGAGCTCATCACCGTGCTCGGACAGGCTATCGGCTTCGCACTGGATAAGGCTATCCTTTACGGAACCGGCACGAAGATGCCGACTGGTATCATGACCAGCATCGCATCCGGCAACATCGTGAGCCATGCCGCATCTGTAGTGGACAAGGCACTCATGAAGGCCATCATCGGAGACGCAGGCCTCGCCTCCAGCAAGTACAGCCGCGGCGCCAAGACCTGGGTCATGAACGAGAAGACTTATGGCCATCTTGTAGCTAACTCCCTCGAGGTTAACGCTGCAGGTGCTCTTGTGGCAGGCGTGAACGGTCAGATGCCGGTCATCGGCGGTGCTATTGAGGTGCTGAATTTTGTACCGGATAACATCATCATCGGCGGTTATTTCGACCTGTATCTGCTTGCTGAGCGTGCAGGCACCAGAATCAGCACCTCCGAGCATGCATTCTGGGTAGAGGACCAGACTGGTTTCAAGGGCACCGCTCGTTATGACGGCAAGGTTCTCGACAATAAGGCGTTCGTGGCTATTGGACTCAACGGCGCAACTCCTGCCGCCGGCGATGTGACTTTCGCAGCTGATACTGCTAACACCGGAGCCTGATGTATAAGGTTGTCTGCTTCTTCACAGACTTGCAGGACAACAATCACCCGTACAACGTGGGGGACACGTTCCCCCGCGAGGGTGTAAAAGTCAGCGAGGCCAGACTGAAGGAGCTCTCAAGCGATAGCAATAGGCAGGGCTTCCCTTTGATCGCGGAGGCTGAAAAGGCTGAGGCAGGAGACAGCAAGCCGGTGAAACGCAAAAGGAAGTCATGCGGCTGTGAGGTGATTGTATGACAGACGCTGACCTGCTGGTAATGCTCAAGTCAAATCTTGAGATTTACCCGGAGAACACTACGCAGGATCTGTTCCTCACGCAGCTTGTCAATGTGGCGAAGGCAGAGATAGCCCGCGAGGGCATCACGCTGGAGAACACCATCAGCGACGACAACCTGGTGGTGATGTATGCGGCGTATCTGTTCCGCAAGCGCGCCTCTGACGGAGTCGGAACGAGCTACTCCACCACCGCCACCATGGCTGTGGGGATGCCGAGAATGCTCCGTTATGCTCTGAACAACCGCCTCTTCTCCCAGAAGATAAAGGAGGCGGCGACATGATGAGCGACGGAGTGCTGACGCTTTGCACGCTTGAGAACACAGCGGCGGCCGGGGCCATGCCCGTCGAGCAGCTGGTGCCGGGAGAGGTCCGGTACTTCGAGCGGAGGACTGTAGGCTATGGCAGGCAGTACGCGGCGAAGGGCGTGAATGAGCAGGTGGACTTGTTCGTGAGAATCTGGGATTGTGCTGCCCGGATCGGGATGTATGCGGTGGTCAGTCAGTCACCGGATGCCGGGCAGTATCGGATCGATAACGTGCAGTACTTAACAAACGACGACGGCCTCCGGGTCACTGACCTGACGCTGTCGAGATTGGATGATCTCTATGATGTCTATACAGAATAAGCTGCGTGCGGTCCGAGATGCGCTGGTGGGCGTGACGGATAAGTGCTATCACTACCGCCGGCCGCCGGCAGCACCGAAAAACAACTATATCATCTGGGCAGAGGATTCCGAAGACGGAAGCTTCGACGGAGACAACCGGAAGCAGGAACAGCAGATTCACGGGACGGTGGATTATTTCACGCTGAAGGAATTCGACCCTGTGGTGGATGCCATCCAGGAGGCGCTCCTGATTCCCTGCGCCGGCTATCGGCTTAACTCGGTCCAGTATGAAGACGACACAAATCTAATTCATTATGAGTGGGAGTTCTGGGTGGTGTGATATGGCTAAATGGATAGTAGGGCACGGGCTGGACGAGTATCTCTCCAAGCTCGGCAACCTTGAAATGAAAGCACCTGAGACCTGCAAGAGGGCGGTGTTTGATGGCGCGGCCGTCGTGGCGAACGCGGTCCGGTCAAACATCCAATTGCTCCCGGTGGGCGACCCTCGGAAGGGCGGGTACGTTACCGGCTCGCAGAAACAGGGCCTGCTTGATGGTTTCGGCATCGCCTCGTTCAAGAATGACGGCGGATTCCTGAACGTCAAGCTGGGCTTTGACGGGTACAACACCACCGTGAACCGGATATTCCCGAACGGTCAGCCGAATGCCATGATTGCGCGCTCCCTGGAGTCAGGAAGCTCGACCTACGGCAAGCGGCCGTTCATCGGTCCGGCGGTGGCTAAGTCACGAGCCTCAGCGGAGGCCATGATTAAGACCACTCTTGAAAAAGAAATTGAAGCAATAATGAACTAAAGGAGGATTTACCTATGGCAGCAGCTGGAAAGGTATGCACTGGTTTTAGTATGCCCTATGTCGCTAAGTATGCGGCGGCTGGCGGTAATGTAACATATTCCGAGGTCATGCGCCTGGCGCGTGGCGTGTCTGTATCCATCGAGCCGGAAGTCGGTGATGATAACCGCTTCTATGCAGATAACATTGTAGCTGAGACCGCTCCGGGAACCTTCACGGGCGGCACCGTAACCCTGACTGTAGACGGCCTGCTGGAAGCAGCTGAGAAGTTCATCATGGGCCTGCCGGCGGCAAAGACCGTGAACGGCGTGGAAGTCCTGGCTTATGGCGACTCCGCAAATCCGCCGTATGTGGGCATTGGATTCCTCGCTCGCTATATGAGCGATGGCGTCACCACTTGGGTGCCGATTGTGCTCACCAAGACCCGGTTCAGCCAGCCGTCCACCAGTGCAGCGACTCAGGAGGATGCTATCGACTGGCAGACTCAGGAGCTGTCCGCGACGCTGATGCGTGATGACACGGCGAACCACGATTGGAAGTGGATCGGCGCTGACTGCGCTACTGAGGAGGCAGGCGTGGCCGCTCTGCAGGCACTGCTTGGCGGCGACCCGGTGACTCCGTAACAAACACAGGGAGGGAAACAGGATGAACATAAACGGGAAGGAGATCGGCTTTCGTCGGTCTGTGCTGGCGAACTGTCGCCTGGCAGACATCGCGCCAGGCCATGATATCGGCAGATTCTTCAAAGAGAAGATTCTGAGCATGAACTACGCGGAGGCCCAGCAGGCAGCTGCGGAGCTCATCGCCGCGATGAATGAAGGGTACGAACAGTACCAGAAGTTCATCGACCCGGCCTACGCGCCGGATCCTGTAAAGCCTATGGCGCTCCTGAGCCTCGATGAGGTGACGTTCAATGCGCTCTATCAGGAGGCCATAAATGCATACAACAATGACGGCAAGACCACAGTGGAGGTGCAGCCGCCGAAGGGAAAAAAAACCAAAAAGCCAGGAGCGTCGAATTAACCCGTTCCTGGCTTATTTATTACGGACTCCGCCTGGGACTCTCCCGGGCGGAAACTCTTGTGATGAAGTACGGCGAACTGCTGGACCTCATCAACTGCCTCTCCATCCATGAGGGCGGGGCAGAGCCTAAACGGCAGAAGAGGATGACATTTGACGAAGCTCTTGCTCTGAGGTAGGTGGTTAGATGGCAGTTGATATTGGCCCGAAGATAGGAATACAGGGCGATCAGGAATATAAAAAGTCAATATCTGATATCATCCAGCAGACTAAGCTGCTGAAGTCCGAGATGAAGGCCACGGCCTCCGAGTGGGACAAGGATACGTCAGCACAGCAGAAGAACGCGGCACAGCGGAAGAACCTGACCCAGCAGATCGAGCTCCAGAAGAAACGGGTGGAAGAGACCCGGAGGATGCTTGAGCAGTCCAAGCAGGCCTATGGTGAGAACGCGAAGGAGACGAAGACCTGGGAGACCAGGCTGAACGAGGCCACAGCTACGCTGAACAAGATGGAAGGCGAGCTGAAGAAGATCCCGAACGACATCCAGACCATGGGCGAGTCCATGAAGACCGCCGGCGAGAAGATAAAAGGCGTGGGCGATGCGCTCATGCCGATATCTGCCGCAGCTGCTGCAGGTCTTGGAGCGTCTGCGAAACTGGCTATGGATTTTGAGAGCGCTATGGCCAAGGTGTCAACCATCGCAGACACTACGACAGTCCCGGTGGACCAGTTGAGGCAGTCCATCATCGACCTGTCAAACGACACCGGCATCAGTGCGAAAGAGATAGCAGAGAACGTATACAGCGCCATCTCCGCCGGCCAGGATACGGCGAGCGCTGTGGACTTTGTTCGGACATCCACACAGCTGGCGACGGCAGGCTTCGCGGATGCGGGGCAGTCTCTGGACGTGCTGACCACCATCATGAATGCATACGGCATGAGCGCGGAAGAAGTGACGGACGTATCTGACAAGCTCATCACTACCCAGAACATGGGTAAAACGACCGTGGCGGAACTGGCCTCCTCCATGGGTAAAGTTATCCCGACGGCGAATATGTACGGCGTCAGCCTGGACGATATTGCCTCCGCTTATGTGACTACCACTAAAAACGGTATCGCGACAGCTGAGTCCACGACCTACATCAACAGCATGCTGAACGAGCTCGGCAAGAACGGCGGCAAGGCTGCGGAGATTCTGAAAAAGCGTACCGGTAAATCCTTCAAGGAATTAATGGACTCCGGCAAGGACCTGGGCGATATCATGCAGATCCTCGCAGATGAGTCGAAAGAGACGGGAAAGTCTATCGGTGATATGTTCGGCTCACAGGAGGCGGCAAAAGCTGCGGCGACTCTCATCCAGCACACAGAAGACTTCGACGATGCACTGCAGGCCATGCAGAAGTCAACCGGCGCAACAGAGAAGGCATACGGCAAGATGGCCGACACGGCCCAGCACAAGCTGAAGGTCGCGATGGAACAGGTGAAGAACACCGGTATCGATGTAGGATCTACGCTGATGACCGAACTGGCTCCGGTGCTCGAGAACGTCGGAGAAGATGTGCGAAAGGTGACAGAATGGTTCGCCGGACTGGATGACGGACAGAAGAAGCTCATCGTGGAGTTCGGCCTGGTGGTGGCCGCTGCTGGTCCGCTTCTCTCAACATTCGGCTCCCTTGTGACTGCCGGTGGCACTATCGTCTCCGGCATCGGCGGAATGGTAACCACATTCACGGCCGCAGAAGGTGCGGCCCTGGGATTCGGTGCGGCGCTCGGCCCGCTGGGCATTGCGCTGGGGGTGGTGGCCGCCGCGATGATAGCCATGGGTGCCTCCACGAAAGACATCCCGCCGGAGCTGCTTACGCTGCAGGGGTCAATGGCTGAGACAAAGACGCAGATTGACGCCGTGAAGCAGGCCAATGAAGAGCTGGCCGCATCCATGCAGCGGACTGCGGATGCCATGAGCACAGGAAGCGCCCCGCTTGAATATTGGCGCGGACAGTTAATGGACTGCTTCGATTCTTCCGGCCATCTGAAGGAAGGCATGGAGGAAGTCGCTGAGTATGCCCTCGGTCAGCTGAACGAGGCGATGGGCACGGACTACAGCTCCGAGTTCATCCGGCAGGGCGGAGACTGTACGAAGGCCTTGGAAGAGATCAACGGAGCCATCGACACCAACATTCAGAAGATGAAGGAGCGGGCGCTGGTTGAGGCGTTCAATGAGGAGTTCGCGGCGGCCCTGAAAGCGCAGACCGATGCGGCCTCGGCATATTCCTCCGCAGAGGAGCAGGCAAAAGAGGCCACCAGTGCACACGCGCAGGCACAGCGCGAACTGAATGAGGCCCAGAAGAACGACCGACGCGGCGAAGGTATGACCGGCGAGATTGCTGCAGCCCAGGCCGCAGAGCAGGGCTACGCGAAAGCCCTCCAGGAAAGCGGTGCCGCGTATGTGACTATCGCGACCGAGTCCGCGAAAGCTAATTCGAATGTCAGCTCATTACAGAAAGCTATGGACCTGCTGGCACAGGGTGATCTTGATGGCGCTATCGCGGCATATCAGAACGCCGGTGTCGCGGCAGAAGAGGCAGGACAGAAGGCCACCCAGGCTGCACAGGACTCTCTGGCCGAATGGCAGAAGATAGAACAGGAGAAGATCAAGCCTCCGGAGATTGACCAGGCGGCAGCTGAAGCGAACGCCAAAACCACGACCAACACCATGCAGGGTGTGTTTGATACGAACCGGTTCACGGGTCATGTGCAGCAGGTCGATGGCGGAGATGCTGCGGCGACAGCTGCCCACGGCCAGATGGATGGCATCGTGAAGCAGCCGATGCGCGGAAGCATCAGCGGCGTGGATGGCGCTGATTCAGCGGCACGGACCGCCTGGAACACCATGAAGAGCTTCTTCGTGAATAACCCGATAAGCGTAGCCATCCGGGGCGTGGTCACGTCGGGCACCGGCAACAGGTACAGCGAAAGAGCAGAAGGTGGATTCATCCGCGAGCGGCAGATTGCGCTCATCGGTGAGGATGGTCCTGAGGTCATCATCCCTCTGTCTGCTGGCAAGCGGGCACGAGCGATGGACCTGTTCGGCCAGACTGCCGCCATCCTGGGCGCGGGTGCAAAGGCGTATCTCCCGGCGGCGGGAGGCACGAGCACGACCACCACGCACATGGGCGGCGTCAATATTAATGTTTACGGAGCCGAGGGCCAGGATGTCCACGAACTGGCCAGAGAAGTGGCGGATATCGTACAGAGTGAAGTGGACAGCAAAGGAGCGGTGTGGGCATGATTCCGGGAGGACTTACTGAACATTATCTGACTTTCGACGGAAAATGCAGCCGTGACTTCGGTGTCTGGATCTCCGGCGGCGGCACGTTCAACGCTCCGGCGCGGGACGTTCAGCTGGTGCAGATTCCTGGAAGGAACGGCGACTTAACATTTGATAATGGCAGATATCAGAATATAACCGTGACGTATCCGGCATTCATCAGCAGAGGATTCCACCATCGGGTGGATGACTTCCGAGCATTCATATGCTCAAGGTCGAGCTACTGCAGGCTGGAGGATACATACCACCCGGATGAGTTCCGCATGGCGCTGTATTCCTCCGGGCTGACAGTGCAGACTGCTCCGAGGAACCTCGCCGGCACTTTTAGCCTGGCATTCAACTGTAAACCTCAGAGATGGCTGAAGATGGGTGAGATTCCGCAGAGGTACAGCGCCGCGGGGGAGATTTTCAACCCGACGCTTTACCCGGCGCGGCCCCTGGTGAGAGCATACGGCACGGGGAGCTTTACGATAAACGGCACGCAGGTCCGCATCACGGCGGCGGACAGCTATACAGATATAGACTGCGACAGCATGGACGCATACAAGGGCGCCACGAATTGCAATGGCAACGTGGTGCTCGTGAACGGAGAGTTCCCGGAGATAGCACCCGGAGAGAATGCGGTCACGCTAAACGGACTGAGTGCCATCGAGATCACACCAAGGTGGTGGACGCTATGATTCCGATTATATTTGATTCAAAGGCTACGGACTTCACCACCAACGGGCTCGGCAGACTGTCGGATGCTATCCAGTGTGCGGTCACGGAGGAACGGAACGGCCCGTATGAGATGAGCCTGCTCTATCCTGTCACAGGCAAGCACTACAGCGAGATTACAACCTCCAGCATCATCGTGGCAAAGGCATCACCGAGAGCAGGCCTGCAGGCATTCCGGGTGTTTAAAGTCTCCCGGCCTATCAGCGGTAGGGTGACAGTCAGCTGCAGACATATCAGCTATCAGATGAGTTATATCCCTGTGAGACCGTTCAGCGCATCCACGCTTGCGGGTGCACTGGCCGGGCTGAAGTCGAACGCTCTGGAGCCGTGTCCGTTCACATTGACGGCAGACTTCGAGAGCGCTGTCAGTTATGCGACGGCCCTGCCCGGAGCGGTCCGGTCATGGTTGGGCGGCAGAGAGGGGAGCATCCTCGACGTGTATGGCGGGGGGGAGTGGGAGTTCAACAACTGGCAGGCCGTCCTGCACCGGAACCGTGGAGCTGATCGTGGCGTGGTGCTCCGGTACGGAAAGAACATCACGGACCTCACGCAGGAGACCAACATCGAGAACACCATCACGGGAGTGCTCAGCTACTGGCAGAGTGAAGACGTGAAGGTGGTGCTCAGCTCTCCGGTGGAGGCACCGACGGCGGCGAATTTCCCGTTCCCGCGGACGGTGGTCATGGACTTCTCAGACAAGTTCGAGAACGCACCGACAGAGGCGGCGCTCCGGGCAAAGACGGAGGCCTACGTCACCCAGAACCGGATCGGCATCCCGAAGGTCAGCATCACGGTCACGGCCGTGAACCTCGCGGACGCTCTGGAGTTTAAAGGCAATGCAGCCGTCGAGGATATTGGCCTCTGTGATACGGTGACGGTGGACTTTGTGAAGCTGGGTGTGCAGGAGAAGGCGAAGATTATCCGCACGGAATACGACGTCCTGCGGGAACGCTGGAACAGCTTCGAGGTCGGGGAGGCCCGGACGAGCCTGGCGAATACCATCGAGGGGCAGCTGCAAGCCATCAGTGCAAGACCGACATATGACCAGGCACAGCGGAGCCTGGACAGGGCAACCGGCGTTCTGAACAGCGGTCTCCGTGGCCATGTCATCATTAATCGGAACGCGGAAGGATGGTCAAACGAGATCCTGTTCCTGGACAACGAGAACATTGACCAGGCCCGGAACGTGATCCGCATCAACAACGCGGGGATCGGTTTTAGTTCGACCGGCTATCGTGGGCCGTACTATCAGAGCTGGACGATTGACGGTCATCTGTCGCTTGGAGGCATCAATAACCATTACGGTGATTTCATGGTGCTTGATGAGAACGGCATACCGACGGTCGAAATGGACAAGAGCGGCCTGCGATTATGGCGCACAAAGGCAATCGGATACCTGTCGAACGGCAGAATGTACAGAGATCCCGCCCTGACGCAGCTCATTACTCCGGAGCAGGGTGCCGTCTATTATGACCTGGTAGGTGGCGCGTTCTACATCTGGAACGGCTCGTCTTATGCTACGCCTCAGGGGCACGAAGGACTGAACGCGCGGATGACTACGGAAGGCCTCGGACTTTACAATGGAGAGATTGATCTGAAATGGAATGGCGAGACCGGCATCTATTTCAAGGCCGGAGAATCCGGTGGAAGTGACGAGCTGATGATTGGCGATTTCATGGTCAACACCGACTACGGGCGGCAGATATGGGAATCGTCCGATGAGATGACCGGCATGTCAGGAGAACCGGATGACTATGGCGGCTATTTCTTATGGGCCGGATGGCGCGATGATAGCGATTTCGCATTTGCTGTCGAGGATCAGGGCGGCGGCGGTGACGACAATGTCGTGATTAACGGGCATCTCATTGTAAACGGTACCGACATATTGGACTATATTAGAAGCATCGAAGTCAAGGACGATGACGATGAAGGCCCCGGCGGTGGCGGTGGCGACGGTGAAAGCGGCGGCGATGGCCCTGGATATGAAGGTATCGAGGTTGTATTTGATAACAATGTATTCGATGGCGGCGACGGCCCCGGCAGCTCATCCGGCGGAAGCGGAAGCGGCCCCAGCGGCCCGGCAAGTGACCCCGATTTACAAGGAGGTGGTTAATAAATGCCGAATACAATCAAAGAATGCAGTTTGTACACGTTCACGGTGAACGGCACGCGGACAAAGACCACCCCGAAGGACATCACGGCACGGGCGGCGGCAGAGGCGGCACAGACTACTGCCAATGGGAAACAAGATGCGCTGACGGCGGCACAGCTTGCGGCGGTAAATAGCGGTATTACGGCGCAGGTTTTGGCGAATGTACTTAGCAGATTAACGGCATTAGAAGGAGGTTCATGATGATAGTTGGAACGCCCACAAGGCTCAACCTCATTCCATCGGGTATCATGCCTGTGATTTATCTCAATCAGACTGATGAAGGATATGATAAGCAGTTTCTCATTTACAACGGCGATCAGCCGTATGATGCACCCGAAGGAATCAGCGTGACTATCCGGGGAAAGAAGGGCGATCTAAACGGAATCACGGAAAATGTGACCTATACCGTCGGAAGCAATCTTATGACTGCGCGCATCACTCAGCAGATGACGGCGGTTGCAGGTGATTCCAATATATTCGAGCTTGTGATAGTTGATACGGCAGGTCTGAGAGTTGGAACCATTAACATGGTTTTTGCAGTCGAACCGGATGCACTTGGCGATGCTGTTATATCTGAGTCTGAGATTGGGTATGCAGAAACCGTTTTGACGGAACTTCAGTCCGTGCAGGCTGTCAATAATCAGGTTCAGCAGAACAAAGCAAACATTGCAAAAGAAGTGCAGGATAGGATTTCTGCTGTCAATGCGGAAGCGTCTGCGCGCCAGACGGCAGATACGGCTTTACAAAACAATATTAATACCGAATCCAATCGTGCAAAGGCGGCAGAAAATACGCTTCAGCAGAACATTAACGCAGAAGCATCCGCAAGAGCAACAGCAGATACCGGGCTTCAGGCTCAGATTAATCAGATCGTGGCTCCGTCAGGAGCGGCTCCCTCTGCGGCAGAGGTTCAGAATGCCCGAATTGGTGCGGACAATGTCACATATCCGACACTGGGCGATGCTATTCGCGGTCAGGTTACTGATTTAAAGAGCGCTGTTGGGTATCTTTCGCATGACACGACCGTTCTAAAAGCGGCATCTGCGTTAATCCTTGGCGGACTGGGCGAATCGACCGGAACCGCCATTGACTCAACAACGAGGTGCCGTACAAAATTTTTCATTAACGCAAGCGGAGGCTTTTATATTGACCTGCCTCAAGGCAAGAAGATCACCCTGCGATTCTACAAAATCGACAAGACTTTCATTAACGGCACGGGGTGGCTCACGTCCGGAGCGGAAGCCATGAACAGGATCGCCGCTTCCGGGGCGGCGCTATATAAAGCTTCGATGGCCTACGAAGACAATAGACAAATTACTGCGTTGAATGATTTCGACGGCATCGTTCTTTTCCGCAAAAACAGCTGTGCCGATGACAATGCCGGGTTTGTGCTGAATGAACTGATCAGCGGCGAAGCCTCCGACAGATATAAAAGCACGTTGTATATTCCGGTTTTGAGGGGGGATGTTGTGCGCTATGATGTCTCCATGAAAGGCGCTTCAAGCTATTTTGTTTTTGCTGACAAAACCGGCGCCACCAAATTTACGATGGTGGGGGAACAGGGGGCCACGAGGTTCAGCGGCTTTTATACCGCCCCGGAAGATGGGTATGTCAGAGCGACTTCTATGAGCCATAACAATCCTCTGTATCAAAAAGACGGTGAATTAACAGTCCTCCACAGTGACAGCGCACAGCTTACGCAGGATGTGAAAGCACTTCAGACGCAAGCCGTGACCGTAAGCACGCAAAAAACAAAGACACCAGTGATGTCGATCCTCGCGGCAAAGCATTTCACCTACAATGACGGATGCGGCCCCGTGATCGACTGGTATCTGCTCATCGACCCGGCCACTAACCGATTCTACATTTCCAAAGACCTGCGCCACAAAAAGTACATCTTCACCTTCAAGGGAGACAACGACAACCCGCATCGCTATAAATACGGGGTCTTGCCAAGCGGGGACATCATTGCGGTATACCGTTGCGAGTTTGAAGACAAGGGAAGTACATACTCCCCGGATTTGGACAATGTACGCAAGAATCCGTATGTGTTTTTGGCATCTGAAAACTACGAGGTTGCGCACGTTGTGGATTTCGGCACGGGGCTGAAGCCCTCGGGGTGGTTGCAGAATGTGGGATTCTGTGTCCTGCCGGATAACAGCATTGTGTTTGTCGAATACACCCGCGAAATGGTGCTATATACTGCTAACGCATGGCGCATCGCGGCAGGGACTGATATTACCGCCCCGTCGAGTTGGGTTGTGGTAAAGCAGTTCCGGGTTGCGCCGAATGATACGGACGAGCTCGATGAGAGTTATATTGAGCACTTCCATGCCGCGCAGTACGACCCATACGGAAAAACCCTTTATATCACTACAGGAGATTTAGGGCATAAATCACAGATTTGGTATAGCAAGGACTATGGCAGGACGTTTACACAGCAACGTTTTATAGAGAACGGAAGTTATATCACGTCCGGACAGAAACAGTTTCGATTGCTCAATATCACGTGGACGGAAGATTACGCATATTGGATTAGCGACTCGGCATCACAGCGCGGCATTATGCGGTGTTCGAGGAACGCGAATGGCGTGCTTGCAGAAGACGGACTGGTCAGTCTGCTCGATATCCAACCTACGTCTCCGGGATGGCCGGCCACCTACGGACAGGTATATCTGCCGGAATACAATCTGTTGGTAATGATGGAGCGGTGTGACGAACCGGGCGCGGCCTCCATGCTCTTCCGGGCGTTTGATTTGGACGACGGGACGCTGAAAACAATTACTACGCTTCACGCGATAGGCGGAGATCAGGCGTCCGGCATCGAAACGCACATCGGGTTCCGCACAGAGTACACTGAATACGATCCGCGAGACGGGATTATCAAATGCGGGTTTGGCGGTCGGTGGGAGTATCGCAACCGTAACGCGCTTTTTGACAACGTGGTTTCACAGGTGTGGGCAGATATGGTGAACAATCTGAGTATCAAGGTTTGGAAGAAGCCGGATGGTAGCCTTGATTGCCGATTTGGCGTTTATTACTTATAGGACACTTTAAATCAGTAACCTAGTAGTTATTTTCTATTCGGAGGCATAGGATGGAAATTCTTGCGTTCATCGGTACGCACTGGCTGGAGTGGTTATTCACCGGCATCCTGGCGATTCTGAGCTGGCTGGTGAAGCTGCTCCGAGATCAAATACGGGCGGGACA